GAAGTGCTTCTAGTACATTACTTACCATTGTCAAAAGCCTTTTCTACTTGTTTTAGTTTTTCTACCCATTCTTTTGTGCAGATTTGGTATGCATAATCAAGACCGTCTAGTACGGCTTCATGGTTACTTGAAATGGCCATGTTACATGTTCCATCCCATTGCTCTTTACATTCTTGAATTGTTTTTTCTAGAACTTTGATAGTGGCTCTAACAAAAGCAATCTGTTCTTTGCATGTTGGCTTGGCTTGAGCTAATGTTGGTAGTGTTAAAATAAACACAAATATAAGTGACAATGATTTCATTTTTAGTCTCCTTTTAAAGGAATGCAGCCATTGATATGATCACGATGCAGAGACGACAGAAGAGTGCTTCTTCCATATTATGATCCCGTTGCTTCGTTTGTGGTTTCTGTTTCTACATTAGGTGTTTCTGCAGTAGCTACTTCTGCTGCTCTTTCTCTTATTGTGTTACATACGGTATTCCAGGCTTCTACTACCCCATTGGTAGTTTCTTTTGAAACTAGCCCTAGGAACGTTAGGAACCCTAGGGGTATGATGACAACATAAGAAAATAACTCAAGCAGCTCAACTATTGGAAACCACTTAATGATGCTGAATAAGACTCCTATCCCAATGAGCATCCTAGCCCACGATGGTAAATTATTGTAGTCATCTTTAATTTGATTGATCATGTTCGACTCCCGTACGGTTCTCCGTGTTTATCCAGAATTCCATCCGGCCAGTTTGCTTTTGCCTCAGCATTTTCAGCTGCAGCTGCTTGACGAATCTTTGACAACCGCATGAATTCGTCTATATTTCTTGTCCCAAGGTAAACGAGTACTGATTGGTACCCATTGTTACTGAACCTTACACAGGTCCAGATATTTTTAGCATGTGCTAGCGCGACGATGTGTTGTGCATAAGTTAGAAACGTTTGCATTTGACATTCGTTTCCGCTGGCTGCGAATTCTTTCATTACTCCACTTTTCAAGCGGATGCATGAAACACCCTGCCACAGGGAGTGGATGTAGAAGAAGTTTTTTTGTTGAACTGTTAACAGTTCATAGACTTGTTGATGTACTTGTGGGATGTTAGACATTTCGGCTCCTTTTAGGGGTTTTCGCTGGGGTTTTGTTAGTGTGAGAGTTGTAAACATTTAGATTCCTCTCTACTAAACATCCGTCCTGGTCTCCAAGACCATATCCTATTGATTTTATATGGCCTGTTTGAACCAACAGGTCGTAAATGATCCAGTGCATAGTTTTACTATTCATGTTGTCTCCTGACGTTACGTCATTAGAAAAATACAATCACTCCATCATGGAGTCATCAGGGGTACACACCCTATCACGCCGCACACAACAGAGGCGAGAGCATATCATTAGCTCTATAACAAAACTCCAGAAAGGAATAACACAAGTTCTGTTATTTGATTTCGACACTTTTAAGATTCTTCTTTTGAAAGAATCCCCTACTAGAGGGTTTGCATTACAATGAAGTAATGGTCTGATTGTAAAGTTAGTAGCCTGCGAATGCTTTGCCTGCTACATCGTTGGGGTCTCCACCCCAGTCATCATTGTCGTCCCATCGAGACTTTCTTTCCTGACGACTCCAGGGTGAGCAGTCAGGGCAGAAGATCTCATCGTCGATCTCATGAATTCCTGATGTGTCTCTTGAAAACATATAGATGTCCTCGGAGATTTCTCTATTCTGGTCTACGCAGTTATTACACGACATGGTTCACCTCCTCAGACTTAAACGCTAAAGCGTTGGTCTTCCAGTCTTCATGAGAAAAATCTGGATTCATTGCAGGTCCTGAGTGCATTGTGTAAAGGGTTAAATTACCTTCCTTGTTAGGAAAGACGATAAGTGTTACTTTATTTGTTTCTCTAAAGGGTTTCTCACGGATTACTACTGGTTGAAGAGGGCGATCTTCTCCTCTGTAGTGTTGCGTTCTGACTTCATTCTCTAGAGACTCGTCACCAACCTTCACTCCGCACAATCGAGTTACCGCTAAAAACGGATTGTCGATTTGAAACGTGTGGGCTCCTGCACTGATACCAGCTTGGTCGAATAGGGAGAAGGCTTTCTCAATCGCAAGGGGTGTCAATTCATCTAGGTGTGACAGAAAGTGTCGAGCACCAACTGGTGGTAATTCGACGTTGTAGTGACGACATAAAGTTTCTGTGACTTTTTTGCTGTCATCATTGCGGTCTGAGAAAGGTGAATTGGTAAAAAATTCTACATTTGACATGTTTTTTTACTTTTGTAGTGAATTAATGTTAAAATAACCACGGTGGTAATACACCTGGTCTCCCATGACTTTGAATCTTGAGTCATGGTCTTCATGAAGTTCAACGTAGATAGCGACATTTTCCTTGATTAGGTCAGGGTAGTCGTCTCTGTTGTTTTCTGTCAGTTCTGTAAGTGGTACTGGAAACTTGCTGCTTGGGTCGTAAAACATACCCGTCACAGTCTCTAATGACTTCCACCATGCTAATAGTTCTTTGGTTTTTTCTGGTGTGACTTTTGACATCCAGATCCGGTAACCGTATTCTTCATTTATTATGACATATTGCATACGCATCTTTTCCCTGCCTCACTGTGAGCCCGGCGTGAACGTGGGCAACCGTACTGCATCACACGTTTTGCGTGCTTTCTTGCAGTTGGATAGGCTACAAAATATGTTATGAAATTTGGTATTTTAAATATCCTGCACGCAGTGTGCAGAACATCGAAGAATTCTTCTAACGTTTTGTCTTCGACGAGTTCTTTTAGTTCTTCTCGCATCACTTTTATATTTGCTGGCGGGAATAATTTAATACCTTTTACGTATGCCCCATATGATTCGATAATTGCGTTCTCCCCCGACCTCATTATAAAAAAAGCGATGTAAACATTAACGTTGCTACTGTAGTTGCAACAATAATTAGAAAGATCATTGTAGTTTTCCTAGTTCTATGGCTGCCCAACCTAGAACTAGAGTAATGCTTAATAGAATTATAATTATCATTTTTTCAATTCTTTATGATCCATCATCCAACGAATGATGGTGATTGGGTTGAAATATCCTACTACATTTAAGTGGTAGGCATCGATCACTTGGTATTCTACTATTTTGTCTTCTTTCTTCAAGCACACCGCCAACATGACCTCCTCTATGGAGCTCAATGAAGAAATTTTATGAATCAGAGATGGGGCTTTACCTCCTTTTGGTTCATCGTACAAAGGTAGTAAGAGGATGCTCCATTTTTCATCTGCCATACGGGCGGCAGATACTAATTCCTTCTCATTCTCTTTTACTTCGCATCTTGGCTCTTCTTTCACAATCCTGTCCACTATGGGAGATAGTAGAGATTTTGCAGCGAGGAGTTTTTTTGCATGAGTGTTTAAGAACTTTTCTGGCGCTTTGGCTGCAGTCATCTTTGGTAACAGCTCACCAAGATACCATAATCCAAGCAGAGAGAAGACTGTCGTAAACAGTCCCCATTGCCATCCGCAGTAAGAACCTACGAGGAAGCCGTTTAACATGCTGAACCCAGCATTGGCTAAGTGGTTAGCTAATGCACAAGTTCCTAAACTGCGAGTTCCGCCGTCGACGAACTTTTTAGCCTCAACTGATAGCTTATTGCTGTCTGCTAAGTTCATCGCTACTTCACCACCACTGAATAAGAAGGATAAGGAAGATTGAAGGGTGAGAATTATCGATGATATTAATTTCATCATTTTTTGCTCTTTCTAGAGAATGTGTGTATTAAGTCAATCTTTTATATAACAACTTTAAAAGTTTCGCCTTGTCAAACTTTTAAGTTATTGTTACTAAAGGAGAAAAAAGAGTTTCTGAACGCAATAGCAAATCAGTTGCTTAATATCGCGCGCATTATTCTTTTTTTTGAGAACCTCTGCTATCAGTATAGGTGCTTTACGCACAACCATATAGGCTACTGAAATTGCCTGAACCCCAACTACGAAGAAGTAGTTCTCATGAGGGGCTACCACATAGAGGAATAGAACCTCTTACTTACCTATCTCCACCAGATAACGATTACGGTCGTATCTAGCTTTGACTCGTCTTCTACTGATATCTCCGTAAGTATACCAATATTAGACAGTGGGTAAGCAACACCATGTTGTGGCTTAAGTCGGCTTTTATAGTCTACCGAAGAATTGACTGTTTTAGATTTGACCGAAAGCTATTACGCTTTGGACAAATGAAATCCAAGTGTTGCCAGCTGAATCAGCTGATCTCTGTAAAAAACCACCATGCTCCTTATAAAGAGAGTCTTGGTCAAGATAATTCTTAATGAAGGCCTGCTCACCTTTCACCTTTATGTACAACTCAATGAGTTGCAGTAGTGGCATCGTTCTCTGTGGTGTTTGCTTTACCACGTAGGACGAGAGTACCTGATGCGACGTCCCTAGCTCTCTGGCTAGGCTTTCTGCGATTTGTTTGAGCTCCATCATTCCCACCCATACCCTAACTGATAAAAATATTCTTGGTAGAGTAGAAAAGGGAAACTAATCCCGAAGGTCACGGCCAGCAATAAGCCAGCACATGACCACAGTGAGTTGGGATCATTGTTTCCCAGGAGGATGCACAACACCATCAGTAGGGGTTGTAACAAACCGAATACCTGCCAGCATTGGCGGCGCTCTGCTCTCTGCACGTCTTTAGTCCTATTGGTTATCATTAGTATTCTCTTTCTGTTTTCGCGGCGCATATATTTATTCCTATATGCTTTGAATCTATTTTTTACTGGAACGAATCTAACCCACGTAGAAGGACTTGAACCTACATTTCCATATCACTATGGCGTGTACCTTTACACTATACGCGATTGCTTACCAGCGGGTAGGACTTGAACCTACAATGACCTTTCGAGCCCTGGCAGCGTGATCTGCTTCACAGCAAGATTGTTTTAGGGTGGCTTATTGTTTACCTAGTTAATGTTTTTCTTCCCGATTAACATTATTATACTAGGTCCACTCTCACTATTTATGTCTTTTTCTAAAAACACTATATATATTAAGTATTTATTAGTTTTATTACGCATATTTATTTGACTATTGTGGCCAGCAGACGTTTCTGTCTCGTCTCGTCTCGTCTTTTGTCAAAATAATAAGTGTTGTACCCTTAGGAAAAGTAGTCTTGAGCGCTTTAATCGCGCTTTTAATTCAGGGGACTCTACCATTATTGGGAGTCTACCCTGGCCTGTATATTCCTTTCTACAGGGCTTGTGATTGTCTCTGTGCTGAGAGACTAAAGCTTGTTACGGAATCGAACCATAAACCGTGGCAGGAAGTTGCAGCTTCCCGATGGATCAATGACCACCTGCCATGCAAGCAGGTTCACACATCTCCTAGAATCCCACGGCTCTACCAAAGCAAGCCATAAATGAAAGTCACTCCAGTAAATTACTGAAGAACGGACGCACTTTCTAACGCTAACCGTATTTCGTTTCTTATTTTTACACCGGCCTGAAACGCATTGTAGGCTGAAGGTACCACTTAATATTTTATATCCCTCTAATATGTCGCAGTGGATTTGACATAGCTGGATAGACGACTGCTGGTTTCGACTTTATGTACCGAAGTACAAAGGATGTCCAAGAGAGATCGCAGATTTTTAATGATCTCTTCATCAGGCGAGGCGTTCCAATTCCTCACAACCCTTGCACAATATAATCGTACAAGGCACAAATACGCAACACCTAATCAAGTTCGTTACCGCAGATATCTACGGCAGCTCCCCCTTTTGGAATTCGCACTGTGTCTGTAATACACCACTATTACAGATCCCCGGCTCTTCGGTAACTTGCCCGCTAAGGCTAGCTAATCGATTTGCTGGTTTTGCATTTTCCCACTCCCGCTAAGGAGCTTCCATGCCAGGGCCTTATTTGGCTGACCCTTGGTTCCCTATTATTACAGTAAGTACTACATTACTGAAGTGGGGAGAACAGCCCCGAGAAATTCTTTATTGACTTACTTACCATGCCTGATAATAGCCACTGTATTTTGACCTGCTGACATGAGGCGCATATGGGTTTGTTTTTTCTACAAACCGCGCACACCCCTTGTCTAAGGGTACTGGTTTTATCTCCAGCGACACAAGTTGCGACCTTGTGCCAGTAACCCGCTTACCATTTCTCATTGGTATCCTTTAGAACATGAACTTATCATTCATTTCCGCAGGTAAGACCCGAAGGTCTAAGCGAGCACTATGCTTTTCTTTACGAAGGCGCATCTGGCTTCCGTTGAAAATTCTAATGTTCTTTTTTTTAAGTGTTTAGAAAATCACTGGGCCCAGCGTTAGCTGTCTTGATGAGAAAAGTGTTTCGTTCCCCTAAAGGACATCACTAATTAAAGCGATGCTAGCAGAATGAACTACTAGACTCATCAGGTCTTCCACCCCTAAGGGCTTCCGACGACACTGCTTATTATTGAAACTGGCGACATTACGTCCGTCCGTTAATAAGGCTGCCGACTTTTTTATAATAAAAGTCTAAATCAGATTGTTTGTCATTCTCTGACTAACGAAGCTATCATAGCTCCGGCTATTTCAAGGGTATAGCTACCCACTATTTACGCATAGCTGCGACCATAAAGCTTTTATTGAGCTCGTGGATTTTCGAAGTGCACAACACCTCTTTCATCAACCCAGTAGGTCATGATGAAGATCCTTTCGTTCCGACAGGAAAAGTTTTTCGCCCCATTTTTACGCCAAGGGGAATTAGGCTTGAGACACTACGTCTCGTCTCGTCACACCTTTCGGTTAACGAGTTTGCTACTAACTGCTCCGAAGAACAGCTTTCACTTAAAATCACGACTCAGCAGGAGCCTCAGGAGCAGTCTCGGCAGGAGCAGGAGCCTCGGGAGAAGTGTTACCACTCATCATGCCCACCATCATTTGCATGAATTGGGCTTGCTGTGCTTGCATTGCTGCTTGCATCTCTCGAACGGCCTGCATCGGATCGGGCATTGCTGCCTTCTCCGCCTCTGCGATCTCGCGCTCAAGCTCACGGATATGATCGTCAAAGATCCCGCGTAACTTATGCTCGGTGACCTCGAAGGTCACTCTAGATGATTGGCCCTTGCTGGTCAGGTACGAAGCGATTTGACTCGCATCTGCACCGTCCACTACAAGTAGGGAACGGGCAGGCTTTTTATCGCCTCGCCCGCTCCAAGCGGCTTTTTCGTCTACTTTATCACGGAGAACCTTAAGGCGCGCTAGGCGTGCCTCAGGCAGACTAAGCTCGGAAGCGTCGTCGTGAAGTTTTAGTTCTTGATTAGCCATGTCGGCTCCTTCTTTAACAAAGTTTGAATCTTCTTAATAATTGCATGAGCAAATTAAAAAAAAGATTAATAATCACCTTGTTTGATCACCAGGCAGCGAGCTTGCTCGCAGGGCTGCTTGCAGCCCCTGGCTCCGCGCGCGGAGTCAACTTGCTTGGCGGAGTAACTAGGTAGAAGGAGTCAACTGGCGGGGCAATGAGCTATTGAAGATAAGACTACAGGATAATAGCTAGTTATAAAGCCTATAGAATTGTGAAGGTGGAACGGTTAGAGGGGAGGGCAGGAACCCAAGACGGGGGTCAAGCCCCGTTGTTGGGTTCCCGACGACGAGGGCGAGAAAATGGGGAGGTGGGTGTCGCTGAGTCAGCAGGCCCCGCACCACGAGAGCCCCAACTCGTGGCCGCTGCTGGGTCGGGCGCTGAACCATCACCTTCGTTATCGTCACCGTCATTAGTGTCAACTGGTGGAGGCGAAGCTGAATCACCCTTAGGTGGCTCAGCCTTCTCATCAACTTTGGTAGTAGCCTTGCGACGACGAACAGCCTTGGGTTTCTCGGCTTCTGCTGACCCTGCTTTTTTAGGAACAGCCTTCTTCGCGTTTGAGGGGCCATCGAACATAACACAGCCAATGTTGACTGTGCCGCCTGGAGCATATATAAAGGCCCCCTTATAGGCCTTTACGATCTCGACGAGAGTTTTGTCTTGCATCTCTTGCATGATTTTTCCTTTCTTGCAATTGATAATGGGGGTAGGGTTGTTTTTTGAGTAAGTCTGCATTAGACGCTTAGCGGGACGTGAACCCCTTACTCGTGCCAAGCATTTTACTAACAGATCAGTGGTATATGACCTGATACAGCTAAAGGGGGATTTCAACCCCTATCAAAATTAGTCGTTAGGACGGTCAGGACTATTGAGAGCGTCCATGCCGATCTCGATCTCCTCTTGATCCGCAAGGATGCCGAAAAGGTAGGGAACCATTGCTGGGTCCATCTTTAACGACGTAACTTTTACTCCCTCAACCATCTCTGTAAAGTTGGCTTTGCGGAAACCAATACAGTGACGACGGATAGAAGAAGCGCCAACCTTAGCGATGCTCTTAGCGTTAATCTCTTGGAATTCACCAGGTTCCATCACGTTGGCAAAGCTCCAGAGAAGGCTAGGTGTGAAACGAACCAACGAGTACGCACCGCGCCAACACTCATCAAAGGTGTGGTTTTGGTAGCCACGGATGCTGATGTCGCACAAGTTGTTCTCAGCACCAACAACTTCAGAACCATTGAACTTGACCTCGAGCTGTGAGGTAATTGGTTTCTGCACACCAGCCCAAGTCCAATCCTCACATGACTTCTTAGTCATGTTATCCTTAAGCGCTGTGTTTCTAGGCTGGCGACCAGAGCGCTTATAGGCCTCTTTGCTGCGCACACCCTGGCTTTGGCCTTTGCTGTCTCCAACAGTGTAACCATAGACTAGATTCTGGAAGTCACGCACCGTAGCTGGAAGAGACATCTGGCTAACATCTTGGCCCTCCATCATGAAGCTGTAAGTGCGCAACAACTTGTATGGTGACATAATTAGCTGCTCGTCATAGAACTTACTATACTTACCATCATATAGCTCGTCCCAGTTAGAGCGGCCGCCGAAGAGAGGTGGGAGATACATCTGCACCTCAAACATCTCCTTCATATAGTCCTCATAGTATTGAACATCCCCTGGCGAAAATGCTTCAGGATTCTCGAAACACTCTAGCGCCTCAAGGGTTTCTTCAGCATCGTCATGGAGGTAGCTGACTGTGACGGTCTCAGCGTAACAAGACTCGAAGGTCTTTTGGACCTGGAGCACCTGCGGGTCGTTGTGGTACTGAGGGTAAGCTTCCTCCTCTGGAACGAACCAGAAGTGATCACGACCCTCAGCTGAACCATACGCCATGGTTAAGTGCTTGCTGGTTGTGACGTGACCAACACCGCCTTTGAACTGAGCGATCAGCCACTGCAATACATCGTCACGAGACTCGACCTCAAGCGCCATTTTTGTCATGATTGCGCTGAGGTGGATGTACCCCTTGCGAGTGTAATAGTAACCCTCTGGCTCCGAAGGCAGCTCTACATTACCGTCCTCGTCTTCGTAAAAAGACTTTGGATTGTCAATCATATCAACGAGAATCTCGACGTCATAGCCCTGCTCGAGAGCCGCAAGGTTCATGGTCGCGATGTGCTGAACGGGTAGCTCGTAAACAATACGACTTTCGACGTGGGTGACGTCAGTCCACTCACCAGTTTCATCATCGAGCTCTTTGTGGGAGCCAAAGAGAGCGGCTTTGATGGTTGGCCAGAAAACATCAATCTCGTCTTCCTGGTTTGCACCGTTGTCAACGTTGTGCTCAAGCACACGCATCTGGTGTTTTACCAAGCGGATCAACGATGTGATTGGGCGAGTGATCGCGGCAACATGCCGCTCATACTCACTCGCATTAAGCGAGTACCATGCCATCTGTGCTTCATCCGAAACCTCTTCAGACTGGAGCCTCAGCTCATCGTCCCTGATTTCTTGGATTAAGTCACGAGAGTATCCCTCTACACAACCCATGAAGTTGTCGTCAACTGGAAGTTCCATAAGATCGGTGATGATATCCATCAGTTCATCCTCAACGCTGTTGCGCGAGCCCTTGAGCTCTTGACGAGACCAAGCCTCACCAATTGCACCGAAGAAGTCAGAACCGATAAAGTCTATGATCTTGCTGTGAGCTTCCTCACCATCCATCACCAACCAGGTAGCGATATCCTCTGCCTTGAGGGAGTTGAGGTTCTGTTGGCTAATCCAGTGGTAAAATCCATCGCGATTCATGAGCTTTCGGCAGGTATCCATCATCTCACGGCGATTTTTTGCTTCTAGCCCGCTGTAGGTAGCATCATTAGCGTCACGCCACTCTTTCCACTTATCAGCGGTAGTTAGAGCGGCAATATCAGCAATTGCGTGGTCCTCAAGTGCCCAGATGAAGTTCTGAGCAATCTGAGAAGTCTTATCGTTCTCAAGCTCCTCGATGCAGTCTGCGATGACAGTAATGCCGAAGTGCATCATTGCGCAGAGGACTTGCAGTCGACGCTCGTCCGACATTTTGTCATTCTGCAACGCTTTAGCCCAAACGAAACGAAGATCCTTTATGGACTCCATAATCTTCATATCCCCAACAGAAACGTCCATGTCGCGTGACGTAAGAGCTTGTCGGAGGAATGAAAGTTTGTCGGAGCCTGACGCGTGATGGTCGGTTTGCAGACGAGCGCTTTGGCTCATAGCCTCAGCAGCCTCAGAGCTACCTGCAACATAGCTGCGGTAGATTGTAGTTGCTAGCAGGCGTGTGCCCCATGCAGGCATTTCCACTGCATAATCGCCAGCTTTTTCCTTGAGAACGTCAGCCAACCCACTCTCAACGAGAGTTACGGCTGGGTCAGCATCGATACCTGCCTGCTCCATTTTCTCGAGCCACACATTGTTGGCATGGATGCGAGCAGACTGGAAGGTCTCTGGAGAGAGATCTTGAGACTCACGGAAGTTGGTGTTGACCCAACCCGTGATGTAGCCAGGCCACACCCAGCTTTCCTCGAGCTGTTCAGCTGAGACACTGAGATTGAGGTGGTCAATGATACCCTGCCAGTCAGCAGTCTGAGCAATCTCTTCGTCAAAGAACCCAGAAAGCTCAACCATCCTGTCTTTATCGAAGTAATCAAAGCCGAGGTTAATACCGTTAACCTGCCACGCGGTCCACACGTAAAGCGGGCCGTTGGAGTACATCATCGGAGCGACAGATTGACCGCCCATAGCGCCTTTACCCATGCCTGGGATGATCTCTGAGATCACAGGCAATGTACCATTTTTCCAAGCGGCTTGGTATTCTTCGAACGACATATCAGCAGCACCCTGAATTGGGTAGTGACTGTGAAGCCAATTAGTGTCCGCATGGCCGCCTGCCTTCAACTCTTTGATGACTGCGTCACCAACCTCAAGGTCAGCAAAGAACCAATGCAGCAGCGAAGGCGCCAAATAGTAATACTTTTGGCGGTCAATGGCGATCTGCTGGCACAAGTAAAGATAATTGACCAACTTGCGAGCGGCTGGATTGACTGGCTCGTAGACATCTTTGCCATCCTTCTTGACCCAGTGCCAGTCACAGAAAAGCATTGGTGCAGCAGCACATTGCGTCACACCACCCACGTTCCCTTGCCCTGGAGTCCCACCGGGGGCAGAAAGGAACTTGGAAATGAGAAGCAACTCCGAAGAGTCACCTGTTTTCATGTACTTGTTAAAGCTACGAAGCCAGCCGCCCTTCTCCAAGACCACATCATCAAAGGTATTGAGAACGAACTTCTTTGACTGCTCGCGCGCAGGGAATGTAGTAGGATGCTTACGGGTGATATGCTTGGCGATTGCAACGAGCATCTTGTCGAAGCTGATCATGTTACGGTCGCCATCATTGTCGCCGCATACCTTTTGTTGTAGAGTTGAGTCGACTAAAGCAATTCCATCAATTACAGCTGGGAGCATCGTCAAGATCGCACGGCAGCGAAGACGTACTACATCGGTATCATGACCACAAGCATCATTGAGACCCATAACGAATTTTACGGCTTGTTTGCCGTGCTTCTCTACAGCGTCAAAGCCATTATCAAGATAATCCCTCAAGAATCCACCGACATAAGTTGGTGATAGCGCCATAGGTGCGCGGACGGTCTCGTGCCCCTGGTTCGGTGTACGACCGAAGAAGCAAGTAGCCCATCGCTTGTAACCCTTGCCATCCTTGGCCTTGGGTGTTTTGATAATTACCCAGTCGCCACCCATGTCGATCATCTGAACATAGTAAGATCCTGCCTTCGCACCGAGACCATTGCTGATGCGCTTAGAGGCGGTCTTCCCGAGGCCCTGAAGCACGGAAATAGCTTTTACGGCTGACATCAAGTTTTCAATGTCACCGCCCTTGTCTTCAATTGCATCAAGGAGATGCTTACAAAGAGGGTGTTCCTGCTCGATTGCATTGTCGATCTGGCGCGCTAACTTTTGGGCCGCGATTCCAAGACTACCATCAGTGTTCTTGAACAAACCGCCGATGAAGTCAGCGTCTAATAACTGGACTACCTGCCAGCCCAAGCTGATCTTGCCGCCAATCTGGTCGATAGCGATAGACCAGAAGTCGACATTTTGGCCGTTGACGCCGAAGAAGTTGAGCTTGTTCCAGTCCCAAGCATTCTTGTCTTCTCCCTTGAGACAACCCTTGTCAAGGAATAGGCCCACTGAGTAAACACGGCCCTTGTGGCCAAAAGACCAACGCAAGACGCGAAGCGCGTCCGGGTTGCTGGGATCAAGGCGCCTTGACACGTTGTAGAACGCATCCATGTCAGCGAATGCCCCACCTGCAGCATTACGAGCTTCAACGATCTTTTCAGCGGTCTTAGGGCCAATTCCTGCAACTAAGCAAAGCTGCTCTTTAGTCGCCGTGTTAACAGCATGCAGAGCGTTGAATTCTTCCTCTACTGCAACACGGATGCACTCGTCAACCTTTTTGCTTAGGCGAACCTCACCCTTGATGTGGCCTTCCTCATCGCCTTCATAGTTGACGAAGACAGGCTTGTCGACGTCATCAGTGATGTCAGCAATAACCTTAGCAGAAGTTGTGATGCCCTTGGACAAGATGCGGTACTTCGCCTCAAGCACTTTCGCGATCCCTCGGAACTGCATGCTCACGCTCAGGCGATTGGTATGCACAGCGCCACCATCGTTCTCCGCCCATCCCATAAGCTCATCGAGGTCACCCAAGAAGATAGGTAAGTCCTGGTTGACCGTGTAGAGCTCTGGTGTGGTGATTAGACTGCGGAAGTAAGAGCGCACAGCTACAGCATTGCCGAACATAGTCTCCCCGTACTCAATGAAGGGGCGAGCAATGCTCTTGTGAACAGCAAAGCCGTCACAAAGAATAACAAAGCTGGCTGCCATTAAGATCTCGACGACGTCAGCTTTTAGTACCTCATCCATTTGGTCGTCAACTTCATAACGGAGACAGTTGTCCACGCCGAGTTCAATTCCAAGCATCCTGGCGAATGACTTTACCTTTGGGCAGTACGCCCCGCCGATGCTATCTTGAATAATACGGACAGCACGACCCTTCTGCTTGTCAGTATCGTGGGCTTTGCCGTTGGTGATCGGCGCACCTTTACCACTGCGACTGAATCGCATGAGGGAGAAAACATCCCATTCACTACCCTTTGCAGCTTTGATCGACTGCTCTGCGTAACGATTGTACCCGTCTTGCGCTGCTTCACGCTTACGGGCTGGAGTATTCAAGACGTTCTTCAGGGTCATCATTAAAATACCACCAGAAGCACTAGCATAAGTGACTTCTGCGACGGTACCTACATCCGCATCCATACCTAGCATGAGTGGTGCAATAACTATAATCGCTGCACGCATCAATGGGGTCCATACCCTTGCAGGGGTTTCTGCTACTTTGATGTGTCTGACTACTGGGTTCGTAGGTCTCTCGACTTCTTCCTCTTTCATCGGCGCCTGGAGGATACCATATTTTACGTAAATGCGCCCTAATTGAGATTTTTGTAATAGTCTCAATGCAGCTCCATTAGTGTCACCACTGAGGACCTTTTGAATCAGCTCTTTAGCTTGGTCCACATTGCTCACTAACTCAGCTTTGATAAACTGCTCGCAAGTTTTGGCTTCCGCTCTCAACACTGAGCGTCGGAATGAACGCTGTTGACGTGCTGTCGGTTGAGCCTCTTTTAATGCCTTCTTCATATCATTGGCTTTATGATGAAGTTTTTGTGCTTTGGCAAACACCGCACAGGCTATTGCAGGCGGATATTCTGGATTGCGCTTACGAAGCTTTGCAGCCTTCTGGTAAAGACGTGTTGCCTCACCCTTTAGCTGACGCCAGGATTTCTTCGCTTTCTTACGAGCTTTAGCTGGTTTACTCACTTTGAAGTCTGCCTCTGTGTAAGGCGTCTCTTCGTAACACAGCCAATTGCCACTCATGTAAGTTACACGGTGGTAACCAAAGACAAATTTGATAAAGGCATCACTAACAAGGCGGTTGCCCTTTCGTGACTTCAGCTTTCTGCGACGCATAATACCTCTACGACGAGGACGTAATGCGTTAGGGTTATTAATGGGGAAGGTACCTTGACTAGGGGTAGGGCTTCCACTGTTAATAGTAGTACTGCGAAGATGGTCAATCTCAGCAGTTGCGTTGTCAGTGCGGTTGGTAGCAAGAGGTTTTGCGACCTCTGCTGAAGGATGAACAATTGGCGCTGCATCCACGGCGGACGCAGGCAATGCTAGAGGAGCAACATAGACTGAATAACAGCTAGCTGCCCACAGCAGGCCAAGGAAAAGTGAGAAAATTGCTTTACGCATTGTCTCAGTCCCTTTCTGTAGGGGGTTGTGTGTATACCACGAAGCCTAATGGCACCTTCTATTCTGAAGGCTGGAGAGTTGCTATAATCTCTCCATTAAAGGAAACAAATTAAAAAACTGCCCCGAAGTGCGGTGGTGCACTCCAGGGCTTTAGGTGTTTCTTAATCTTCAGTTGGCTCTTTTAGCGATCAATATTGAAAAGGAACGATGTTCCCCATTCTCAGAATTAGTCCTCTGCGATGGAGCTCTCTTCTGAACTCCATCATAAGGTGGTGATAGGAATGGAGCAACAGTGATGGGTCGACCCTCTTCTTTTCTTCTTCACGGAGCTGGATAATGACCTTTTGATCGTGTGCTGGGAGAACGCTCCCATCCCTGCATCTCCACGAATGCGCGAATCTCTCTACCTCGTCTCTTGCGCGACGAAGATCATCTTCAAATGTGGATCGAAGATTAGCAAGGTCTTGAAGCTCGTCATCAGAAACACCGTCAAATGAACATGAAAGAATTGCCTGGAATACGCTCTCTTTAAGTTCCTTGACAGGTGTTTCGATGAAGCGCTCTGGGTACGCTGGATCACGCTTTACGATGCACAGATCGTTGAATGATCTCACCTTGTCTGCAGAAAACCAGACTTTGCTGAAGAAGAAATAGTGAGCGTCAACAAAACCGCTTGGACTCCAGATCGCCTCTACTATCGCTTTTCCGTCGAGGTCGTTGAATTGGTAGTCTTTGAAATCTCTTTTTTCTGAGAAGAGAACAATAAAACCATTCTCTCTTTCGCTGCACAGGGCTCGCCCTGTGTTGTTAAAGATTTTATAAGCCATAGTAATACTCCTGTATTTGGCTACATTTAGGTTACACTTTTTTTTATGCAGAATTACAAAGGAGGATGTTAAACCCCCATTAAAAGGAGTAAATTAAAAAAAGCTCCCAAAAGGGAGCTCCAAAAAACATAAATACTTTTTTGATTGTTTTACTTACAGTTGACGTTTCCATCGCTGATGGAGCGCCCACCTAACGAAACGGAACCCCTCCTCAGTGTTTGAGAGGAAGCACGTTAATGCTTTGAGTACAAAAAGGATCCATTCCAGGGCAGAGCCCCAGAGGAGAACTGATACGAACACACAGAAGATGCTCGCCCACCCGTATCTCTTCTGGGCCAAGAAGGTGGATGTAATCCCTAATACGAGCCCCCCAAAAGAGAAGGCTGCGAGAGTGATTGCAGCCTCAATCACACGCTCGATCCAACGAGCTTTGTATAGCTCGTCCTCGATTGCCCAAACGGCGTTCCTCGTCTCCCTGTACAGGAGTGTTTCAAAACCGAACCACTCCTCTCTCGTCTTGCGACGAGAGAGGAGTAAAGAAATGATGAAGGAAAAGAATAGGCCGATTCCACTTGCCTTATCCCATCCCACTGAAGCACACAAGTGCTTATTTGCCCCACATGGCGTGGGGGTCGTGACGCTTTCATTGATATCAACGATTCGTGTCGCTTCTTTCAGCATCAACAAGGCTGCCCTCGCCTTAAAGAGGGCGCGGGCCTCGTCATAGAGGTCGTAGCAAGCTACAATGCCCATGTTCGGATGGTGTATATTGCAGACTTTATCTTGAGCCAAATTTAGGGCCGCTAAAGTATACCTCATGTTGCTCTCTGGAGTGGAGAGGGTCATCTCGCACTCCAAGATGTCAGACGGTTGACTTATTGTATAAGCCTTGTTGACACAAGGCTGGCTATAAGCGTTTGTGGTTAACGCTAGTAAAACCACAGCCCCAATGCAGGCGATAATCATCACTCTGCACCCCTCCCACATTCCATCAAAGGGGCGACGGGTATCTTCATTCTCTACACTAGCGACCATAAGATCGCGTAAACCACGCCCCCAAAGAAGCGTCAAGAGGATGAGTAAGATGCCGCCAGCGTGATGGAAGCCGGCACATACAACCTTCTGAAATTTACCCTTGCCTTTGATGGCGCAGGTTGTCCCTGGCTTTGATTGGAAGGCTTTACGCGTAGCCTCATTTTGGAGTTTCTTGCAAAATGGCCCCTGATCGGTATGGGCAAAGTTATCGACTCCGGCAGTGGTGCGTACACTTACCCCATAGCAGAGGGGTGTATGTGCTGGTTCAGATACGGTTGGGCATACAAACTTGTTGTAGCTCTTTTCGCAGATCTCGTGGTTGAGGGTTGAGGCCACATTGCGCACAACGCCGCAGCCAGTGAATAAGAATAGGAAGCCAATAAAGGCAAGGATAGATAAGTTACGCATGATGATGTCCTTCCGACAACGAAGAATTGCGTAGAAGCATTGCACTGGTGCGCTTTACCCTCAACATGAGAGATGGATGTGCTTAAGCATCCATTGAAGTAGGGTAAATTAAAAAAAGCCCCGAAGGGGGCTTCCGAAAACATAGCACTTTTCTAGGATAAAATTTAGATGGACCAGCGCTCATGCCACCTGTTTCTCTCACTCTTTCTGAGTGAAGGATCCAAGATATAGCAAAGCCCACCCTCACTAACTCTGAGCATGATACGACACTTACTCTCTACGAGATGCCGATTTTTACTGAAACCAATCTGGCCTTCCCTATTGATCTTGACGTAACCCCTTAAGTTACCAGAATCAATGTCATACCAGGTTCCATCAACATGATGATAGACCTGAAGGTTCTCCCACTTTGCCACCTCAAAGAGGTAGAAAGGCTGAGAGGCGATTGCATTTATATAAGCAAGGTTGCGAGGGGCGATAAACCCAAGCTTCCAAGCAGCGTATGCTCGGTTACCTGCTTCAATTTTCTTATTCTCAATATGCTCTAAGATAGAGCATCCCAAGATAAAGTATTGTGAAAAGAAAGCAAGGTGAAGGGTTGTGAAGATGATGGCGATGATTTGCCAAGTATCCATAATAATGTCCTTCTGGGGCAAAAATCAGTGATGTAGGTGTGTGATTTATCACTGATGTGTAGGGGGGAAGCTTAACCCATGCTCAAACGGGGGTGGGCTCGCAACTCTAAGAGTGCAAAAACACCATTAATATAAATACCCCCAAATATAATTTATATATTTCGATCCAACCATAGGGCCTTTTCTAAATATAATTTATATCATTCGTACACATCACCCAACTACTCTCCCCCGATTCATCAATCAATCTTTTGCTTTTATAGAAAAGGTGCCTGTTTTATTTCGGCTAATATTAAAAAGCTCAAATTTAAATTTTTTAATTTTAAACTAAGGCTGGCCCTATTGGGTGTTTTCTTCTATATGGATTTCTCGCGCAATTAGACATTCTGCTAATTTACCATTTAAATACTGGACTCTCTCATTGACGTAAATGTAATCACCTTTAGTATTTAAATAATCTTGATAAAAATCAAGCATCCTTTCGTATGCTGAGATATGTTGGTTTATCTCTTGTATTGGTAGTTTAGATATTTTCTGCCTTTTAAGCATTAATTTTTCCTTTTGACACAGGGTCTTTTTTAAATTTTAAACAATGAATAGACGTTATACCTAGGTACTTACATTTCATAAGCCTATGCACGCCATCCATAATGTAGTTTTCTTCAGAGAGTATTATAGGGTAACTTAGGTCAGCGCTCATTATCCTGTCTAGATGGTGCAAAAAATGAGCATGAGTAACTTTGTCACCAACTTCCAGCCAACAATAAATCCCTTCATATTCCTTCCAAAGCGTATCTACCTTAACTTCTATTGGTTGAAGCGAAGCTGAGTCTTTCCAAATGTCAACCAAGTCCCAGTGTCTGACATGTTGATAATTTTTGGTTTTGGGTAGGGTTACTGTAGAATTCATGTATCACCTCATTATTAAATAAGTGCCAGATAGCAGTAAAAAGATACCTGCAATCTGTTTCATGGCGGGCGGGCTGTAAAAGTAAGAATTCAAACTTAACTCAATGATAGCATGCAAACAATAAGTTATTGCCATAGCTCCCCATATTTTATACCTTGCTACTAAATGCCACCAGGACCAAAGCATGAGGTAGTTGGTTATCAAGCTGGTGTAAAGCCACCACCTGAATGGTGTCAAATGCATATCAAATACTATTCTGGCGTTGCCTTTAAACCAGAAAATGGAATATGCTATTATTAAACATAAAATATAAGGAAAAGATTGCATGAAAGACTCACTTGTAAAAATTGAAAAAGATGATTCAAAAGAATTGCGCCAAGGCAAATTTTTCGAAACTATAACAAAATCTAGTGATGAGTATTCCAGTTATCTAGCAAGATTAGACAGTAAAAAATTAACGCGCGTCAAACAGTCTGTTAGCGCAATAAAAAGTGGTGTGCATGCTTCTGCGCCTTTAGTCTGCCTAGGCCCTGAAAAATGTCCGTTCGTTAAACGTTGCCCTATACCGGATATGGACGTGGAAGGGAATCTGGACTTTGGGCCGATATCTAATTATCCTGTTGGACGCGAATGCGTCATGGAAAAGTTTTTTGTAGAACAAAAAATTATAGACTACTTGCAGCACTTAGATGTTGATCCTAATGATCCTGTAGAAATGTCTATAGTGAATGAGTTAGCTTTAATAGACTTGTATAAAAACCGCAGCTTAATGGTTTTATCTCAAGGCGATAAAAAAGGTGATGGACGTGATTTTATGATGACAGATATTACTGGTTTTAATGAGAATGGAGATAGAGCTGAAACAACTAAGCTACACCCAATCATAGAAATGATTGATAGATTGGAGAAGCGACGTGAGAAGTGGTTGGACAAGTTGGTTCAAACTAGAAAGACCAAAGCAGAGTTCATGATTAAGATGGGCGAGTCTAATAATAACTCGAGAGTACTAGAAGAGATATCTCGTTTGAGAGAGGCTCTGTATTCTATAGAAGCGCCAGAAGGCGCAGAAGAGATACTTTTAGATGATTAAGAATAAGTATTACAGCTATATTAATACGACAGATGCAACCCAAATAATATTTGTTGAGTTAGAAGTAGACGGCGTAAAACAAGAATATGGGTTTCCTTTAAAACCGAAACAAGTAGAAGCCGACATACTTCAAAAAGTGAAAGCTGCTTATGGTAAAAACGCCAAAATAATTTCTGTTGCTGCTACTGAAGCGACTGGAGTTACGAGCTCTGGAGAAGTAAAATATGATGTAAAAAAAATAGGCCCTGCTACAAAACTTTCTAAAGATGAAATATTAAAAAAATCAATTTTAATGGACATCGAAACTACAGGTCTTAAAGGTGGTGACATAATCCACCAGGTCGCTGTATACAACCCTGCAGAGCAAAAGGGGTATATGTTTAGCCCTAAGCCTGAGTTGATAACACAAGACAAAGCAGGTGGGGAGGAAGCGCTTTCGAGAAGAGGTCCAAGAAGATTAGTAGGAAAAAAGCAAGACGTAAGAAGTCACAGAGAAGGTAAGTTTATATCTACTCTAGTCGACATGTTGAAGATTGGAGAAGAGCCTGGTAGCTTGAGCACGGAGCTAGCTGAAATTAGAGATAAATTTGCCAAAAATGAAATTAGCGTTTTTCAGCTAGCTGAAGAAGTAAAGCCTTTAGTCGAGACAGACGTCGCTTTAAAATCTTCGATTCAAGATTATTTAATAGAGACGGATAGGTTTCAAGCGCTCTTATTAGCTGATGAAGACAAATTAATTAAAGCCGGCATAGGGGTAGATGAAGCAGGAAAAGCGTTAAGTCCAGAAACTGTAACTAAAAGGAAGATGTTTGACGCGATATCAACGGGCAAAGCTACGAGCGACGATCTGATAGATTTCATACATGAAACCACAGGTCGTTCTAGGGGTGAACTTTCTGAAAAGTTCAAGGGTGGTTTAGTTTTCAAAAGCACTGACTCTATTGAAGACTTGATGACTAAGGATTTAGCGAATGCAATAAAAGGCAAAATAACATGGATTGCAAATGCATCTTTTGAAGCCAAGCAGTTCGGTGCACAAATAGATGCTGGCGCAGAAAGATCTTTCGAAGCATTAAAAGATCATAGGGCGTCTCAAGGTCTGGTACCCTTAGACAGGAAGCAATTCTTTGAAGGCTTTCAGTATGGAAGATACCAAAGTGAACTATCTGCTTTAAATCTAGCAGAAAATAAAAATTTACTGACGCAAAACCCATTCTATGGTGTTATTGAGGGAGTATCTTCTACTTCAGGAGATCCCTTTTACACGACTGGAGTTGAATACAATAAGCAAAGATCCTTAGCTTTAAAGAGTGGCGATTTTTCAGGAATGTATAAAGCCTTACTAGAACACACTCAAGAGGGCGATGTCAGAGATATTATAGATATGGTAAAGGCTCAACAATCGCAATTGATAAACGAAGGCATAATAGATCAAAAAGGGCCGACCTCATTATCAATGGAAGTTCAGGGCCGTCTTTTTGGATTTACAGAGCAATTAAGATTAGCTGAAGACTCTGGAGAGATTGCATCGATTGACGATGCAGTTAAAGCTATGCGTGAAGCTGAATCACATATGGCTTTAGGTGACGTAGCCATAACAGAGGACAAAGTACTCAAAGAAAGTTTAGATCAACTGGAGGCAAAACGTCTAGTCGACATAGGAGGACGTGAGGGACAAGAACTCCTTGCTCAAGCTAAAGCTGGCAAAGGGGCTTATTTCAGATTCATGACTTATGGTCATTTAAGCAACTATTACAATCAAGAAGCAAGGTTAGTAGACGGAACAGTTTCTAAAGGTTTGGACGAGATAGGCTTTAGGCAGCGTGTAGGAAAAAGCATGCTGGAGAGAATAGATAGAGGTGCAGTAACCATTAGAGAGTCCAAACCTGGTTTTAGAGTAGTGGAGCAAGCTAAAAAGATTGGTGATATCACATCTAAAGAAAAGATAACTGTAGGTCCGCAAAGCAAGCAGGTTCGAATAACGAGTTTTGATGAAATTTTTGACCATCTAAATGGTTTAGACACCTATAAGAATGTTGATAAAGCTGAAATACTAGAAGAGGCAAAAAAAACTTACGGGCGCTTTTTAGATTCTGAAGGCGATATCGCTGATAGCCCTGGAATGAGAAAAGCTGCTTTGCAGCAATCAGAAGCTGCGCCTGAAGTGCATCGGATGTTTAAAGAGCGCTTGTCTGGAGGGCAGTTTAGCGAAGATTTTTTAAGGAACATACAGCGTTTTATGGGGTCAGAGGCGCCTAGGCAAAAGCAAATTGAAGTTCCAACAAAAGCTTTAGGAAGTCATATAAATAAAGAAACAATATCTGATGGCTTGAGTAAACCAAAACCTCAAAGCAATCTTTCAGAGGTTGTGCCGAAAGCTTTGGAAGGGGGTAGTGGCTCCAAGAAGCTCCCTCCAGTTAGCAGCGCTGCGGAAAGCGTGAGTCGGTCAGCAAAAAGAAAGAGTTCATTATACTTAAATAAGAGCATTAGAGAAATTGCAAAAATGCACTTAGGCAAGTACGCAGCAATTGCTGGAGGGTTAGCTGCACTGTCAACGAAGACGAGCTACGAAGACGAAAAGTCAGGACAGTTAATAGCCCCTGATTTAAGCAAGTTTCTTGAAGCGCAAAGTCAATTTTACGGAGGGAACCAGGAGTCTTATGTCAAAAGCATAAAAGCAAAGTACGGTCGTATAGAAGGTATGCAAGAATCGGGGCTTGGCTCGTTAATGAGAAAAGCCTTGACTGATTTTGGATCTCCATATCAAGGCCCTGCTTATACTCAAGGAGTGCTTGAAGACCACCAAATGAGAAGGGAGCGCCACAGATATATTCAGCAGAAATTTGGACAGAGGCACTTTAGCGAAAAAGGTGATATAGGATTTTTCTTTAAAAAATTTATTTCTACTGCTTTTAGACGCCAAATGGGTATTTCAAAAGAAAGTAAAAACATTATTTTCAGCGGAGCTGAAAGACTTTCAGAAGATGCATATGGCGGGTCTTTGAGAGGTAAGAATCTAATAGAGTATAAATTTGATAAGAAACGTTTTAATTTAAACGTACAGGATGCAGACACAATATCTATTCAAAGGAAAGGAAATGTAAATTCACCTTTGTCTGATTTTATGGGTACTGGAAAGCAAGAGTCAATGTCAATACGTTTGGCTGGTATTGATGCTCCTGAGACTGCGCATGCAGATAGAAAGGCACAGCCGTATGCGGAAAAAGCAAAAGCTATAGCAAGAGATTTGATCAACAAAGCTAAAGATGTAAGATTAGTAACGAGTCCGGATGACACGACATATGGTCGCCAAGTTGGTATGATTTACGTCGATGGAAAAAATCTAAACTTAGAGTTAGTAAGAAGAGGCGCGGCAGCATACTTACCCTACAAATCTAAGGGTAAACCCCCGATATATAACCAGCAAGCTTTTGAAAGCGCACAAGAGTATGCGCAAGATTCAAAAAGAGGAATGTGGAAGACAGGTTTTTTCCAAGCTTACAAAGAGATAGTCAGAGCCAGTGGTGAAACTACAACTTTTAACACTTTAGCAAATGTTAGAAAAGTTGCAAAAAATGCAAACTTAATGTCTATTAGATCCTTAATGAATCAAGCTCAATCTTCAGGTGGGGTAACTGATCAGATAATGGACGACATTAAAGGGGTGTCAGAAAAACTTAAAGCAGGTCAAAGTAAAAATAGCGTAAGTGTTTTTAAACCAGACAGGAAATATTCGTTACCGCACGATTTAGATCTCCAAAGCTTTGGCTATAATACTAATTCTATACTTTCACATATGGACGAAATGAAAAGTGATTTAGGCGGAATGGTGAAGAATAGAGGTTCTAAAGGGTCTGGTGCTAAACTCAACAGTAGATCTTTAAGGGAAAATAATTACCATTTAGTCAAAGACACTCTTTCTGCTAAAAAGGTTCATGAAGCAAACAAGATTCAAAACCAAGAGTCTAATGAAATGAAAAAGATTCAAAAATATAAACGGCAAGTGGCGATGGAAAGTTTGCAGGTAGCAGCAAATCACAATATGTTTAATTCGCCAATCTCACACCATAGGATGTAATCATGTTTGATACTGGAGATTTAGAAACTTTTAGACAATCGAGTTTAACAACTTTTGGCAATGTTGCTCCAGCGCTAACCGCCGCTTTCTTGCTTGGACCTAAAGCTATGCAAGGTATGTTTTATTCAGCTGGTGCAGAAACGTTTGCAGCTGAAAATCATTTTGGACCCGTTTTTTCAAAAAAGACAGGCGGTGAGGCTGGTTTTGCAACCACGGTTAGGGGCGGGCAGAGCAACGCACGTTTCACCACTGGAGGCGGGCTTTTTAATAAAGAAGCAATGGTAAACTTTACGGATGATGTTGGGGATGTATTTACGAGAGCTAATGATGGAACTATAAAAGCTGGAGGTTTGCAAAAGTTAACGAAAAAATCAATTGGTTTACCTATAGCCATGACAGCTTTCGGAGCTGTTCATGCAGCTTCAACAGAAGGTGCAGTAGGGCTAAGAGATTACATGATTCAAGATGTTTTCGCAAACTACCATGGCATGAGAGAAAGTAACATACTTTACGACATAACAGATTCGAAAAAAGCGGAAACGTTTTTCAACACAAAGGAAAACGCTCTGAAAGACGTAAAGAGCGCGTCAACACAAAGAAGCGTGCTGGGATCTCCAATGGTTGGTAGGATGATGCCAATTATGGGAGGTTACGTTGGTGCTATGGCCGGTATGGCTGCAGGTAGAGCTGCAGCGGAAACTGCTACCGGATTCGTCAATACGGCATATAACCTAAACATAAATGAAGGCGTAACAGGGATGGTGGGTAGTATATTCGGCGCTGCTGGAGGTGCAAAGCTTGGATCTTATATGTTTGGCACGCCTTTAAAAGCGGGCGTTGCTGGGATAGGTATAATGGCCGGGACAATGCTATTTAAGTCAACCTATTCGGCTTTGGAAGCAGGCTTCAAGCATGAAGAAAAAGGAAGGGGTTTGAATTTTGCTTCAGATGTTTCTGCACACTTTACACAAAATGCTGTCACTATGAGACAAAGAGCTATACAATCAATGCATAAGTCGCATACAAACGCTAGGTCTGCTTTCGGTCAGGAAGCTTCAATAGTACACATGAATAGAGACATGTTCTCTCACCACAGGAGGTAATATGCATCCTAAACTTAAAAAGCTAATAGAGAGTGAGCTTTATGTTACAAACGAGTATGGTGTAAGTCATCAAGATCCAGACGCAACAATTCCAGAAGAATTGCTGACTTATTTCAAGAGAGAATTTTCTTTAAAAACAGATGTCCACAAAACCTGCGTAACCTGCCAGATAAGACAAATAAATAAATACGGCTCGAACAGGATAAAATGCACTTATATACCAAGAAAATTACCTGATGGTGCAGCGTCAAGAATAAAAGAGATTTCTAAAGAGGCTGAAATCCCTGAAGATCAAGCGCGAAAAATACTAAAAGCATCAATAGACCCTGCTGCTTGGGTGGAGCTAATGTTTGGTTTTTCGGACAAAGATGATAAATGGTTTTTGAGATCTTATCAGAAAGAGCAGATTCGATGCACTTCCAAAAGGATGGCAGTAAGAGAGGGTCGTCGCTCAGGAAAATCATTTGCGATAGCGTTGAAACTTTTATATTACGCGTACAATTTAAAACTAGATAGAGGTAGAGACTCACAAGGTAACATAGTTTATATGGGGCCTGCGATAATGATTGTTACTCCTTATCAGGCACAATTAACAAACTTGTTTGAAGAGATGGAAAAACTTTTAAAAAGAAATTTAGAGTTAATGAACGAAGTTTCTTCTGGCACTGGAGATAGCCTGTACATAAAAACCCCAACGTATAAGATGGAATTCAAAAATGGTGCAGTGGTGCAAGGTTTTGTATCGGGTATAGGCATGAGATCTGATGGTAGTGGTGGTGGCACTATGCGTGGTCAGTCCGCTTCTATTGTTTACTTGGATGAGATGGACATGATTCCAGAAGAGGTGTTGGACAAAGTCATCAATCCAATTTTAGCTACAACGCCTGATACGATTCTTATAGCTACTTCCACTCCGATTGGCAAGAAGGGCAAGTTTCATGAATGGTGCTTGTCTAGAGATGATTTTAGGGAAGACTTTTTACCCTCTTCAGTTATTCCTCATTGGGAGCAGATTAAAGAAGAGATCCTAAGAGATTCTACTCAAGAGTCCTTTATGGCAGAATATATGGCTGTTTTCATAGAAGACCAACAAGGTGTATTTAAAAAGGATTGGGTTTATAACGCACGTATAGATTATACCTATGACGAGGCTTACTCGCCCCAAGTACTAGAGAGAAAACTAGGGTTAAGAAATGCAAGTGAAAGAACAATAGCTATTGGTATCGACTGGAATAAAAATGCAGGAACGGAATTTTATGTAATTGGGTATTTTCCTGGCAGTAAAATTTGGCTGGCTTTAGATGCTGTTAATGTGCCGCACTCAGAGTTTAGCGCTAAAAGATGGATTAGAGAGCTGGTAGATCTAAACTACAAGTGGAAACCAGATCACATTTACGCAGATGAAGGATATGGGCATACAATAATTGAAGACATAAAATACCAATCATATACACTTCGAGCTAAAAAGAACAAAACTGCCAAAGAGCAAGAAACAGTACTCATAGCTGACAGGTTGGTAGCTTTTAATTTCAGCAGTAACATAAAGTTAAAAGACCCTATAACAAATGCTGATATAAAAAAATCCGGCAAGCATTTTCTTGTGGAGAACGCAGTAAGAATACTTCAAGATGGTTTGTTCAAATTTCCAGTAGAAGAAGAAGTTTTAAAAAACCAGTTCTTCAATTTTATTATTGAAAAACGGAACAAGCAAAACAATAAGCCTGTATACGGGAAGCAAAATGAAAAAGTGGGAGACCACAGGCTTGACGCTTTCATGCTTGCTCTTGGCGGCTTGGTGTTAGAAGAGTCTATCTACTCGGGTAGCCAAATGCAAATAAGCGCTCCCAGCTTTCATAAAGCGGAAACAATAAGAAATATTTACAGATCTCCGAGTGAACAAGTTAGAGACTTATACGAGGCGAAAAAGAAACAAGGCTCTTCGGGCGATTTAAATGTTTTAAATATTATGAGAGGTGGTGGTTCAGACGAAGAAGATAGAATGATAAAAGAAAAATACAAATCGCAAGGTTTGTGGCCAGAAGATGGAAAAAGTAGCCGTTCTCGTAGTATAAAAGAAGAAAAACCTATTTCCATACTAGAAGGTATTAACTCTTATAGAGGTACTGAGCAAGGTATGACACCGATAAGCGAATTGCATCGCGCTCCGAAACGTGGCCGCTTTGGTCGTAAAAAAAGAAGCTGGAGATAAAACATGAGTATAATCCCAAGACTTTTAGCAGGCGAGGCTACGGAGGCTGTAGATTTAGCTGCAGTAAGAACTTTTTTAGGAAGTGGTAGAAAAAAAACTGCTAGGCAAGTTCAAAACTTTGCAAATAGCGCTAAAAGAAGTGATGTTGGTGGTGATGCTGGCTTCGAACAGATGAATGCAGCGCAACAAAGGGAGTTTATAAGTAGTTCAAACACACACGCTGCAAGAAAGATTCGAGCTGACGAAGCTGTTACCAGCTATCGAAGAGATATAAAGCCGACAACAATACCAAGACTATTGCTTGGAGATAGGGTTGGAGGCGCAGTAGATACTACAGTAAACGCTGCAAGGGCTGCAAAGCAGGGTGTTTCTGATATAGGTGGGGCGTTAAATGAAGGTGGCGGCATAATATTTGATGCAGTTAAAAGTGATTTAAAATCTGGTGCTGAAAGTGTGGCAGGTTTTGCTACTCATGTTGGTGAAAGAGTAGGTGGAGCCGCTAAAAGCGGACTTGATAGCCTTGGTGATGTTGCTAAAAGTGGCATTGATTCTATCGAAAGTGTTGCTGAGAGGCTGGGAAACCCAAATACGGGTGTTCAAGGGTTGGTTGGCCGACTTGTGACTGAAGGGCCAGACGCTGTAAGAAAAGCAGCAGGAGCGACAATGGATGCAGTAAGCAACAACCCTGTAACAAGAGGCCTTGCAGGAGATACCTCAGGGAGAGCTGCGGCAGAAGCTGGACAAAACTTTGAACAAAGTTACAAGAACGTATTTTCTTCGGAAGCAACGGCAGAAGCATTTGGCGTTGAGTCAAGTGTACTAAAAGATGCTTTCGGTAAAAGTGGTGATGAATTCGCAGGGGTGTTAAAAAAAGGCGGATTGGATGAGGAAGGGGTTAAAGGACTTGAAGCCTTTAGAGGTGAAGTAAAAAGAGTTGGTGATGAAGGTGGGCAACTCAGCGAAGAAGGCATGCAGTCCATGCTTAAGAACCAGAGTGAGATTGGCAACATGTACGGTGGTTTTAGTCGTGCAGGAGCTACAGCTAGCCCCAATGCTCTTCTAAGAGGTATGGCTGGTGAAGGCACTGGGATGGAAAGCGTAATGGGTATTGCTGCAGTAGCAGGTTTAGCTGGTGGTGCTAACGTTGCTATGGGCGGTGACTTCACAGAAGGCGCAGCAGTGGGCGGTCTTGGTGCATTAAGTGTAAAGGGTATAGCTAAGGGTGTTGCTGGCTCTATGGGCGATATAGAAGGTGCTATGATGAAAAACATACTTGGAGATGATATGGCAGAAGAAGGTGCAAGAAGAACAATTGCTGCAAAAGGAACAACAATAAAAGAATTAGCTAATAGTGGAAGAGGGGATTTAAAAGTTTCAGATTTGGGATTGCCAAATAAAAAGAGCGCAGGACAAACTGTTGATGATCTATATACTGGTTCAAACAACGCTGGCGATTTAAAAACAAGAACCGCCATAGAGACAGACCCATTAACAGGGGGTCAAGCTAGACGCCAAAACTTAACTGCGATTCAAAAGATGAGTGACGATGATGAACGTTTAAAAGGGTTTGGCAAAAAGAAGATGAGAGACATGTTGAACCCTAATAAAGAAAAGAATGTTGCAATGAACAATAGAGCTTTAGTTCTTGGTGGTGGTATGTTATCAGGAGTAGCTTTTACTGGCAATGCAGATAGACGTGATTATCGTCGTGGCTTCAATGCACACAGAGGAAACAGAATATGAGTTTAATTATATTGGATTCTGAGTTACAGCCTATAACCGGCCCTTTTGTAACAGAGCACAATGGTTTCACAGGTGGGCAACAAGAATTTGTTTTTTACTTTAAAAATCAATTTCCTGAGTTTTATTACGAAAACATAAGATTAAAAATAGAAATGGCAGATCTTGAGTTGGGTGGTATATTTAGCGCTTCTGGGTGGTCTGTTAAATTAAAATTTGGATCTGAGCAACCAACAGAAAAAGAGTGGGGCGATGTAATAGTAAATAATGAGATTACATTACCCGCCAACATAGGCTCTTCCGAAGTTGCCAATACAGAATCTTTATTCCCTGTATGGGTTAGAGTTTTCTGCCCTGGACATACAGATCCGCAATACAAGACGGACATAAACTTAAGTTTAAAATACTTCAAAAAGTTGGTCGATGGGGTAATTTAATGTCTGATTTTTTTGATGACGTGTTTGATAACAAGATACTTTTCGAAAAAGAAGAGCTGCTAAAAGGTTTTAGTAGTAAGCTGAACGAAGAGCAAAAACTCTCTAAAGAAGACATGTCAGATCCAGCTTTAGAAACAATGATGAAGAGCCTTAGAGAAAATCCTGAAAGAGCTTTTACTGAAAAAGAATCGAGAGTATTAAAAGAAAAGTTAACCCAGCTCAAACAAAAATCACGAATGCTCATAAAGAACATAAAAGATAGAAAAAGCGAAATAGACAGATCTGTCAGGGAGTCAAGTAACAGTTTCACGTTAGACATTTCGAGAAATACAAGGTTAAAAACCTGCGCAACAAATACTTTTGGTGGGATTAAAAACGAAATAACCTATAACGATTACATGACATTAGTGGAATTGAAGCGCGTTATCGAACTTTCAGAAACGTTAGAAATAGTAGAAGGGATAGCAGAAAATGGGAGTATTTAAAAACATGCAAAAAGGCTATGATAACGATTTCGACAGTGGGGAAAATGAGCTTGAAGAGCAATATCAAAAGATGTTTAAAAAAATAGCAAGAGATTTTGCTACAATAGAAGATCTTGACAATCTTGTTTCTCGACTGAATCTTTTGATGACTGTGATTAAAAGATTGAATCCAGAAATCTTAGATGATCTTGAAGGTGACATAATTTCAGAAAGAGAAACTGCGGTTTTAAAAGCTATGGAATACAAAAGTAATTTAGAAAAACCGCGCTCTAAACGATCGAAATACAAGGATGTTTCTGATGGAAGGTAAAATTTTAAACGATGACGACTTATTGCTTTTCGATGCAATAGCATTGATACAAGCGTATGAAGAAGGCATGTTTAAAGAGGTTGGAAAGGGGGACCCTTCAGAAGAAGTTATATTGACGGCTTACCAGCACCCCTTAACTGGGATGCAATCAACTATAGAACTCTCATTACTATCCGCAGAAAGCTCTATGGGAGACATAGTCAACGCGGTAGTTTTAGATGAGCAGAGAAGCGACCCACGAGAAGCAGTAACAACAAAAGTTTCAAGCTTAAATGCGAAAGAAAAAGTGGATCATTTTTATTCGAGATGCTCTTTTACAGACAGCAAAGGGGAGCCTACTGAAGAGTGGTGGGATCCGCAAGACGCTGTTGTAAAGAAGAACTTGGACCTGCTTAATGAGAAAGATGGAAATGTAGGGTATGAGTATAGAAAGAAATTCACGAACGAGTATAATCAAAGTTTCGGAGCTAAAGTAACAGATTACATAGATAAAAACGCGCCAACCGTAGATATAGGTGGGAAAACTTATAAGCTTAGCGTAGAAGAATGCTTAAACTGCATGATTGACATCGACTTCAAGCTGACACTACCTTCACTTGAATTTGTGTTTAACTTAGATAAACTGTTAAAGCAAGTAGCGAGCACCCTCAAGCTCATGAAGAAAGCAATGGACCCTTCACAGTTGTATGGCTCTCTTTGTGCTTTCTTAGGTAACTTTGGAGCTAACTTTAGCTGCCCAGCAAACCTGATAGGCATAAACCTAGTCTTGCCAACACTTTTTGCAAAGTATTCAATGGATTTAGCTAAGGTTAGGTTTGATTGGACGTCGATGTTTGGAAGTATGATCAAGGCCGTATTAAACTATTTAGTACAAGCGGTAGAGTCTGTTCCTAAAATTGTAAATCCTTTCATTGATTGTATTATTAACTCTTTGAGAACCGTCATGAGCGCAATTAAGAGTATCGTCGCTTCTGGGGAAAGAATAACTAAGGAAACAATAAGTGCAGTGAATCAAGTGGGTTATGCTGTTCAAAAGGTGACACCAAACAGCTGGTTTGACCCCGCATCAGTAGACTTAAAACAGGAGTACGATGATCTCATAGAAGAAATGAATGACAAGCTCCAAGAAGAAGAAAGTGATATGAAGGGATACAGTAGCAAGAAAGTTCCAGAGGAGCTGGAAGAATTTGCTGAATGGTTAAAAGAAACAACCATTCAAAACAACACCCCAACATATACCTTGAGTAACACTCAAAAAATGCTTGAGGAGTACTTGAAAGATCCAGACAACTCTGATTTGAAACATTACTTGAACCATAGTTACAAAACTAAAAGCAATGAAATCAAAGGTCAAGGAGATGAGCTTAAACGTTCATATGAAAAAAAAATAGAAGCGGCAGAAAAAAAAGAAAAGCTAGAAAGCGAAAAAGACTTTTTTAATTTTGATTTTGTAGCAGACACAAAAGAAATAACCACACCATTTTTTAGTAAATCAAAAAAACCAAATAAAAAATTAAATTTTGATTTTAACCCAAACAGTAACAGCAAGATACCATTGATAGGCCCTATCGAAGCTAGAGACTCAAGCATAAAGAAAAGCGACTGGAACGCGATAGATTACGCTTTCGCCAAGTATGGAGTTGATGTAAGCAACCAGTACAGGCAGCCAAAAGATTTAATTAACTACAGGCCTAAAGGCTGGGTAGCAAAAATCGAATCTAGCGATCCCTTTCAATGGGTTGAAAAAACAATAATTGCATATCTTATGAAAGCAAAACTCTGGATGAATGAACAGGTGGGGAAAATTATTCAAACATTAAAAGCTTTACAAGTTTTTATTGGAGATACAGTGGCGTCTGAATTTAAGCTTCTTGGAGAAGTTCAAATGATTGCCCACTTAGTGCGTTTTATTAAACTTATAATGAAGATCTTTGAAGAGGGGTTGAGTTGCAAAAATATAAAGCAAAATAAAGAAACGATAGAAAAGATCATAGCAGCGAACAATGAAAATATTTTAATAAAAACAGAGTCGTTGCCAATGACTTACAGAGGAGTAAGTCTAAGTCCTGAAGAATACATTGAAATAAAGCATAAAGTAACAGATACGACGACTATAATTAATTTGAATGAATGTTCAGAATTGAGCTCAGTGTTAAAAGTTAAAAAAGACAATCTAGATGCTATATACGAGGGGATTCTAAATGGGCTACACGCTTGATCCGCAAAAACGCTCAAATGAGTTCGTTTCCAAAGCTTATGACCTTTACTTGAAAAAACTTTACAAAGGTAAAGAAAGTATAAAGAGTGTAAGAGTTATTACCAAAGAAGTCCCTGCAGGAAAAACAATAGAAGAGTTAACTTCTCTTGGTTTTTTACCAAAACCAAGATATAGCGACGTTGAGGTACCTTATAGTACTGATGCTTCAAGCAAGGGACTGGAGCCAACGGAGGAGGCAAAGCCTGTTGGCGCTGCTCAACCGATTCTGGAACCAGCACCTGAGATTGTAGGTTCTGCAATTGGTTCAACAATGATTCCTCCTAGGACAGAGCAACCTAAAGAGCCAGTTCAGCAAGAGAGAGTAAGAGAGACAGCACCAAAGTCTACAAGTACTATAGCTAAACCGTTAATACATTTTTACGACGATATGTTAAATACAGATATCTCAAGAAAAGAAGGCTATGTAAGAGATTTAAGAAAAATAGCTAACGCATCTTTGAAGTTTGCAAAATTAAGAAGAATAAATAATTTCTTAACTGGTTACGAGGATCAAAAACTAGATAGTACTCTTCTTAATATCAAAGTTTTTAAAGAATTAGGGTACACTAGCAAAGCAGAAAAGTTTAAATTAGGGATTTGTTCTTTTAAGCAATTAGTTCAAGTGGGGCTGGGTGCAGATAATACTATTTTACTAGAATATAATTTCAATGACGACTACCTTGAAGAAAAATACAGTGCAATAGTTTCTATTGAGCAAAGGCTGAGTGAATTAACTTTCATCATGAGCAATAAGTTGTTTCAAAAAACAATTGCAGATGGGTTTAAAATTGCTACTAGAAGTGCAACGAGTTACAGTGGTTTCGACCACTTAAAAGGTATTCCTAATAAAATAGAAGTAAAATTTAAGTATATAAAAGACAGAAAAAGTGGCATTATTGCTCATGTTAGCCCTAGTGAAAAAATAATGTTTTTTGATTTGTTTGATTATAAAAGCCCAACTTATGAAGGTAATGAAAAGTATGAAAGGTACAAAAATACCATTAGGCATGAGTGCTATCATTTAAGTCAAGTCGGAGTTATAACTAATTCGGCTGAGTATCAGCAAATTGGAAAAGCTAACTGGTGTTTTAAACTCATGGTTGAAGGTATGACTGTTTTTTCTATTTCTGATCATATTTATGAATTAAATGAGTTCGTTACAGAAGCTGAAAAAGCAGCGGCGCTTGTGGATACGGAAGCTGAAAAAGCAGCGGCGCGAAAAAGTGTATATGAACAGAAAATAAAAAGCGGGTTTTTTAGAGTAGTAGATTCTTTTAATAATTTAAGTTTTTCTTATGGAGGAGCTTTAGCATTCTGGATATGGTTTTGGAAAAAATACAAACAAATTAACCCTACTGCAAATTTCGTAGATGTTGTTGTAAAGCCAGTATATAATAAAATTACCAGCACTGATACCAATGTACTAGATAGCAGTATGACGATACTAGCAAATATGTTAAATTTGCCTTTAGCACTTCCAATGGAAATTGGCAATCAAAAAATCAACTACGACAATGCAAGAATAGCATTAATGACAGCGTGTATATCTGAGATTGAAAGTACAATTGCTGGCTTTATAGCGAACATGAATTCAAAACAAGACTATGCTGCTTTAGGTAGCAGTTTCTTTTCGACTCTAGAATTGCCAATAGAACATAGCGGTCAAAGAGACCCTAAAGATTATTTGCCTAATTATGACGTAATGGTAGAAGACAATATATTTTTTGGGGCTGGGCTGCCTGCAAGATTTAATGGCGGAAACATAAAAAAGAGATATGAAGGTATCATTAAAACAAAGAATGTGAACCAGATCATTTTTATAGCAATGGACTCTTTTGGGAGTTCTTTTATAGAGAAAACTAAAGAGATGTGCTCTTTTAAGGAAAGAAATGACAAAGCCATTATCTATTATGTGGTATTGTTTTCTACCAGTGAAGATGCAGATTTTATTCCCAGATTGCCTTTTTGGGATTTTAATAATCCTGAAGAAGACTTTATATCTATAGAGGAAGAGCATATTATGTATGCAAGAATAAAGTATGAATCAGAAGGATTAACGAGTCTTAGCGAATCTGGGCCTGACACAGATCTAGAAGAAGTTTTAAAGAAAATACCCAACATAGTAGTCGATGAGTTAGATTCCCCTGAATTAGCAAAAGGTAATCTGTTGATAGCTCAATCAATTGCATCTACTTGATTATAAGGAAACAAAATGAAAGCAGTCGATTTTGAAAACATGTTGAACGCTATATCTAACAAAGATCGAAATGTACCGATTCAAGGTGCAAAACTTTCCGGCGTTAAAGTTAAAAAAATTAACGGCAGAGCAATGTCATATGCAGATAGGCATAGGGGACGTTGGTTTAAACCTGAATACGATCTTACAGAAATACAGATAGCGCAAGACACTGACGCTTTTTTATTTAAAGCGATACAGAAAAAAGTGCAAAGGTTTATTTTAGCTGGGTGGGAGTTTGTAGGTAACGATAAAGAAACTGTTAAATATATTAATTATAGAATTAAAGAGATAGAAACGGTCTCAGGCGTACCTTTCAATTTGTTAATGGCGGACTTGGCGCATGACTTAGTCAGATATAGTAATTGTGCTTGGGTAAAGACTAGAAATAAAGATGCATCTTCTGGAAATGTACTTAAGCGAGGAGAAAAAGAAATAGAACCTGTGGCCGGTTATTTCATTTTACCTTTTGAAACATTATGGTTTAAATTAAAGAAAAACGGAGAATTAAAAAAAATCTTACAAAAGCAGCCAGGTAATTCTGAAAGCAAAGAATTTTCGCCAAGCGATATCATACACTTTTATACGAATAAAAAACCTGGGTTCACTATGGGAACGCCAGAAATACTACCAGTTCTAGAAGATGTTGCTCTTTTAAGAAGACTAGAAGAAAACATTGAAGAAATGATAGATTCGAACCTTCATCCATTGTACCACTATACTGTGGGAAGTGATACGATGCCAGAAAGGTACGGTCCTGACGGAACAAAAGAATCAGACCTTGTCCGAAATACAATAGAGTACATGCCTTCGGGTGGTATTTTTGTTTCTGACCATAGGCATAAGATATCAGCTATTGGTTCTGAAGGAAAAGCTCTAAGAATAAAAGAATACTTAGATTATTTTAAAAAAAGAGTTTACGCAGGACTAGGAGTAACTCCAATGGATATGGGTGAAGGAGATTCAGCCAATAGAAGTACTGCAAATGCACTTTCAAAAATAGCAATTCAAGATGTAGAAGCGTTGCAAAGGAATGTTAAGACTTTTGTTGAAACGTATATAATTAACGAATTGCTATGTGAGGGCGGATATCAAGATGCCATAGTCAATCCTGACAGAATGGTTTATATAAAATTTGGCGCTGTAGATAAAGAAGAAAAAATTAAGTTAGAAAATCAAGTAATTCAGCTTTGGTTGAACAATTTACTTTCGGAAACGGAAGCAAGAGTCAAGCTAGGTGAAAGGCCAATTCAAGAAAAAGATAAAGAAGAGTTATATGAAATTCTTTATCCGAAAAAGAAAAGTAATGCTCAATTAAATGTCAGCAACAACATTTCTAAACCAGAAAATCAACACGGTCAGAAAACTAGTCCAAAGATTACTGAAAGTGATAAGAATTTATACGAAAAGATAAAGAATACAGATAATATATCTGATATATTGAAAATACTTGAAAACTACTAATATAAATATATTAAGATATGTTTAATCCCGAGAGGTTAAAAATGAACAAATTTATCAAGTACAACGACTTTATACAAATAAATCCTGATAGAAACATACTGTCTTTGAATAAAGCTGAGAAGATTATTGCTATTGATAATTTACTAGAAAGCGCTGACAAGTATAAAAAAGGACTTATAATAACTTACGATCTTTCTCACTCTGGACGTAGAATAAACAACAGGATTTACTCTACTAAAGGGCAGCAAAAAGGAATTGATTCGTTAGTCCATCCGTATCCCAAACCAATATTAAAAAATCACGACCAATCAGGTGAACCAATAGGTCGGTTTGTTGGTGGGGAGTGGCAGAGCTTAACAGAAGATGCTTCTACGTTTTTAAATTCAAACGAAGCAATGTTGAATATACATAACGCTTTTGTAGACGACGAGCCAGACAAAATATACACCACGTTAAAAAAATTGAACTTAATAGACAACAAGCAATGGCCCGGTCTTGGAAGAATGAGAGTTCAAGCTAATATACTAGATGAAGAATCTATTAAAAAGTTCTTAGACGGTCGTTACATGACGTTTAGCGCAGGGTCCACTACAGACAGGCACGTTTGTAGTATCTGTAGTCAAGATTGGGTTACGGATGGAATGTGCGAGCATCGACATGGCAAAAAATATGACGGAGAGACTTGCGTATTTATAACAGGCGACTTCATAGTCCTAGAAGGCTCAGTAGTAAATACTCCTGCAGACGACCTATCTCAAATCGTCAATATGGAACTATCCGACAATATAGATGATAAAAACTTAGCAGACAACTATTCATTTAAAGAAGATATTTTAATGAGCGATTCTATTTATACATTAAGGAACCATAATGAGCTACAAGCAACCGAACAAATCGATGCCTACGAAGGTGAAGCCGAAAAAGAAGAAGAAGAAAGTAAAAGTCAAAAAGTAGAAAAGCAGTACGATCACAAAATGGCCATTTCAGAAAAGCAAATGAATGATTTGCATAAAAGTGGAGAAACTTTCATCACTCAAAAGGGTGATAAAGACACAATGATCATCAAGGTTACGTATTCTGGAAGCATGCGAAGCGTAGATGAGGAAGCTTTTGTAGAGGAGTATGTGCAACTGGAAGAACTCGTGGAGGAGCTTCTGGATGAAAAAACATTCAAAGTACCTTCTGGCGCAAGAGGGAATGCGCAAAAGGTTCTAAAATGGAAAGAGGAGAAAGGCTCAGAAGTAAAAGGTATGACGCCTGTTGGTTGGGCAAGAGCAAGACAACTTGCTACCAAAAGCGAAATTGGTTTGTCTACAGTAAAAAGAATGTCTGCTTTTAACAGGCATAGAAAAAATGCAGCAGTTGATCCAAAATTCAAGTCTGAACCATGGAAAGACAGAGGCTATGTTGCGTGGTTGGGCTGGGGAGGGACCTCAGGAATCGATTGGGCAATAAAGGTAAGCGCAGCCAACGATAATGAAAGTGAAGTAACTATGATTGGAGATTACGATCTTGATGCTTATAAGTCTTCGCCAAAGGGTAAGGGTGCCAAAACTCCAGCAAAACCTAGTGAAAGAATTAAAGGGTCCAAGAAAAACAAAGAAGGGTCTGCGTCTAAAGCGAGTTCCAAGATTGAAGTAGGCTCAGTTTTAAATTCTTTAAAAGAAAAGCTAAAAGCCCATAACGAAAAATATGGAAAAGAAAAAGGTAAGAAAGTTACACTAGGCATGCTAAAAGCAGTTTATCGAAGAGGGGCTGGTGCTTTCTCATCGACTCACAGACCGAACATGTCGCGATCTGGGTGGGGTGTTGCTAGAGTTAACGCTTTCTTAAAGTTGGTAAGGAGTGGCAGCCCTTCAAACCCAAAGTACAGGCAAGACAACGATTTGCTGCCTGCTGGACATTCAAAAAAATCATCTGAAAAAATGGATAAACCCAAAAAGGACTTTAACATGAGTGAAAAGATATTAAGTGAAGAAGAAGTGGGCTTGGAACTTGACCTTGAAGAAGAAGTTTCAGAACCGAATGAAGAGGAACAAGAAGAGCATGACGAATCTTACTTTGAAGAAGATACTTTAGATCAAGACGATAAAGTTGAAATTGATTGGCAAATTCTTGATCTTGCCTTAAGCGCGTTGACAATGAAAGAGGGTTTGCAGCTGACTGCTGAAGCAAGGAATAGTTTGCCTGATTCTGCTTTTTGTGGACCAGAAAGATCATTTCCAATTCATGACTGTGCTCACGTTATTGCAGCAAGAGATTTAATTGAGAGATCTAAATTTCCAGAAAATGTCAAAGCGAGAGTGCTTCTTAGTGTAGATGAGAAAGCATCGATAATGGACTGCGACGCTTCAGAAGAAACATTGAAACTACTTAAAAAAATTGACAATTTAAAAGAACAGTATTACGATCTAGAAAATAAATTTAAAACTGTAGTCGCTTTTATTGAAAATAATAAATTAAATTCAGTTGGAAGTGACAGTGATTTAAGTGTTACTATTGAAAAAAATGAAGATTTAGTTGAAAATGAAGATGAAAAAGTATTAATACTAGAAAAAGAAACGGAAAAAGTTTTTTCAATGTCTGAAAAGGTACTCTCTAATATGGATAAAGTAACAAGTCCTTCAGCCCATGCAAGCGAAGAGGAATATTCAAGCAGATCTAGCTACGATGCATTAGGTGCGTTTGAGCAGAAGATCGTAATGGACTACAAGACTATTCTATCTGACAATGGGAAAGATGCTGCAGACAACTATCTTTATTCTAAATCTAATTACTTACCTCGTGGTTTCAACCCAAATAACTTTTAATTAAAAGAACACAAAACTTAGGAGATGAATTATGGCTATTAGTCGATTCCAAAGTGCATTTAAAGTTAGAACGGATATGATGGATAACATCACTCCTAACAATACCGTTCAAATGAATGCTTCAGTCCCTGCAGGTGAATGGAAACCTGCTTCTTGGTTACCTGTAATCTGGCAAAATGAAGCCTCTAAAGATTACTTTACTATTTCTTCTGGGAAGGTTGTTTCGTTTGATTCAACTGGTCGAGTCGTTCCAGCAGGCCTGCTCCGCAGACTTGAGGGCGCTAAAGGCGATACTTTCATTGAGTACACGGCTGAAGATGTGAAGGCTAGAGTGATTGACATTGAAACCGGTGATTTCGTTACTGCTGCGAAAGTTGTCAAAAACGAAGACGCAATGGTTGCTGTTATTAGTCACGGTTGGGTTATAACTGACGAGGTCCCCACTGACGACGATGCGTCTTGCCAAGCTGTTGGCGCACTTTTCATTAGCGCACCTGTTGGTGTGGCTGCTTATGACGTTTATGCTTGGGCTGGTGATGACCCAGCGAACCTTCATTTCACTAACTACCAGAAGCAACACCTCATTCAGTTCTTTACTGATATCCAAATGCGCGTTGGTCATGTTTGTGATGCAACGGCTGAAGATGTGTTTGGAGCTAATACTTTGAAGTCAGGCGCGCAACTTGGTGCACTTCATCGCTATTCGCATCTGGATATGTCAGCAAGTATGGCTTACGAGTGGACCAGCAAGCTTGCTTCACATACTTCTAGAACTCCAGTTGTTGCTGAGACCGCTCAGGGTGCCTGGTCTGGCCGTGAACGTAGCGACATTGGCCTTTTAGTGAAGGCTGGCGACTGGTATCTTGATGGCGACGCAGGTCGAGTAATTTTCTTCCAAGCTGCTGGCGCTGCACAGGCTCCTATTGATGCTAACGGTGATGCCCTTACTGCCCTTACTGCATTTGATTATGCAGGTGCTGCTTCTGCTCAAGAGCAGATGAT